ATGGAAGCTTATGGTGGAGCTATAGACGAAGGTATTCGTGCAGGCAAAAGACCACCTAATGGAGATAGAATAGAAGATTGGTTAAGAGTCAAAGGTATACGTCTTAGAGACAATACTACTGGCAGATACATTAAACATACAGATTATAATTACAATAAGATATCATTTCTTATTAGCAGAAGTATATCTAGAAGAGGTACATTAAAAGAGTTTCAGTTTAAAGGAAGTAATTTTATAGACAGAGCAATAAACAACACATTAGATGAATTTGATGATGCTATATTAGAAGCATTTAATAAGGAACTAACAAAAGAATTTGATAAAATAAAAACAAATGGCTAAAATAAACGTAAGAAGTCCATACTTCGTAAACATATCATCTAATAACCTAACAAGTGCAACGCTTGAAATAAGAATATATCTAGGAGAAGCAGAAACAAGTTGGCAAGGAAGTCCACAATACACATTAACCTCAACAGCTATAAATGATAAGATAAACTTTGAAATAGCAGAGTTAATAAAAGACTATATACCAGCAGCATTTAACGGAATATATCCAAGTCAAGACTTTTCAGAAGATGACAATACTACTGTTTATGTTGATTATAGAGTAACCGAAACATTAACTACTGGAGTACAAACACCAGTTGATACTTTAGGAGTAAGAGCGTTTTATGGATATGGATATTTCGAAGAAGGTGCAAATCCTCAACTATTACAAGGCTACTTACAATCAAACACAACAATACTAAAGCTACACGATGCTCCTATAAGAATACCAGTAGATAATGAAAACACTAACTCGGTAGCTTTCTTTTATCAAGGACAACAAGTATATTCTTGGTTGCCTTTTATTGGTCTTAAAATACAAGACCAAATTGTTTATGTTAGCAATGGTGTTAATGGTGCAGATAGCTTTGAAGAAAGAGTAGAGTTAGATGGAGGTACATTTGAGGATAATGCTTGTATTGACCAATTTGAAGATGATTTTGAGTTACATCCTGTAGATACAGTTTATGTATCAGCAGTAGATGGTTTAACAATAATTAAAGTAGATAATATAGAAGAGTGTAAATATACTCCTTACAAGGTCACGTTTATCAATAAGTTCGGTGCTTATCAAGATATATGGTTCTTTAAGAGAAGTAATCTTAGTATGACTAAGAAAGATGAGATGTTTAAGTCAAATATAATAAATAATGGCTCTTATAACACTTATCAGCATCAATATAGCACTTTTCACGTTAATGCTAAAGAAACTTTAAGTTTAAATACAGGATTCTATCCAGAATCTTACAATGAAGTATTTAGACAGATGTCTTTAAGCGACAAAATATGGATAGAGTACAATGAAAAGACTCTACCAGTTAGATTAACCTCATCTAACCTATCATTCAAGACTACATTAGATGATAAGCTAATAAATTACACAATAGAACTAGAATTTGCATTTGATAAGATAAACAACGTAAGATAATATGCGTAGAGAAGTAGAAATATACATAAATACAGCAGGATTTGAAGAAACTGTAACTTATAAGCGATTAGATATCTTTTCAGAAGAATCTATAAACATAACTAACTCAATACAAGATATTAGAGACATCGCTAAGGTATTTACTGATTTTACACAACAATTTAGCTTACCTGCTAGTTCTACTAATAACCTAATCTTTAAACACTACTATAATTTTGATATAGATGGTGGTTATGATGCTAGAGTAAAAAAAGAAGCTTTAATAAAGATAAATGGAGAGGATTATAAGAAAGGATTTCTTAGTTTAAATAGTGTAAGCATGAAAAACGGAGTTGCTTTTGCTTACAAGGCTGTATTTTATGGTAAAACAGTAAATCTTAACTTGCTTTTTGGCGATGATGAGTTAGATAACTTAGCTGTAGATAATACTTCTTATTTATCTAAATTTAATCAAATATATACTTCTTCTAACGTAAATACAGGGTTTTCTGACGGATTTAATTTAGTTAATGACGTTTTAGTATCTAATAATTCTAGTACAACAGCAGGAGACTTATGTTATCCTTTTATAAGTGGTAAGAGTCATTATTATTACGATTCAAATCACGATAATGGACCTGAATTAAGAGAAGAGGTTGTTTCAAGAAATGTAAGGCATCATAACAGCTCTAGCTCTCATCCTACTGGACTATCTATGATAGACTTAAAACCAGCAATTAGGTTATATCACATAATATTAGGTATAGAAGACAGATATGGTATTACATTCTCTAAAAACGGAACAAACGACTTCTTTAGTACGTCTAATGCTTCATTCTATGAGTTATACCTATGGTTGCATAGAGAAAAAGGAGATTTATCTTCACAAATAGCAATAAGCGAAATAAAACTTGATTTAGATGATTATTTGTTTATAAATACAACTCCTACTGGTAATAATGACCCTAGAAGTAATTCTAATAAAGATTTAGTTACTTCTATTGTAGTTGACGGACCTGATATTACTGAAATTTATTATAATTACCAAATACAAGTAACTCCTAACACTGGAGCAGGATTATATACTTTAGAATTATTTGATGGAGAGTCAGGAGAAATAATAGGAACTTCAGAGCATTCTGGAGATGCTGCTGTTACTAGAAGTTATACGATACAAAAGGAACTTGGAAGTGGCGAAGGAACACAAACTTTTACTCCTATATTTAAAGTAAGAACACAAGGAGGAATAACTCAAATAGCTGTAAATAGTTTTAATATAGTATACAATGAGGTAGATAACTCAGGTGGTTCTGCTGGCTATACTGCTAACTATACATACAATGGAGGTAACGCTATAGGCGTTTCTTCAGGTATAAATATAGTAGATAATATGCCTAAGATGAAAGTTATAGACTTTTTAACATCTATATTTAAGATGTTTAATCTAACTGCTTTTTATGATGGAGAAACAATTAAAGTAAGAACATTAGATAAATTTTATGATGAAGGAACAAGTCACGATGTAAGTCAATATATACACGCTGACAAACATACTGTAGATAAAGCAAACATATATTCTAAGATAGATTTTGAATATCAACAAGCTTCTACTTTTGCTATAGTCAACAGTAATGAAATAACTAATGATGAATTTGGTAATGAAAGACTTAGTAACAGGTCTAATGCTATAAGCAGCCCTTTAGCCTTTGATGGAGGAACGTATTCTGTTAAATTAGGATTTGAACATCTTATGTATGAGAGAATGACTAATCAAAATGATGACACAGAAAGGACTACTATACAATGGGGATGGATGGTTAGTAAAGACCAAAACCCAGTACTTGGAAAACCTTTAGTTTTTTATTGTATAAAACAAGACGCTGGACAGTACGCTATATTTAACACAAATGATGATGATTTTGACCAATATATAAGACCAGCAAATACTTTAACAAAAACTGCGTCTACTAATTTACAGTCAATTCATTTTGGCGAAGAAGGAGATGAGTTCTTTGTAAATAATGTAAATACAGAAAGCCTGTTTAACAATTACTACTTTAACTATATAGTGCCTATATACAATGAAAAGTCAAGATTATCTAAGTTTGAAGCTACATTACCTTTAAAATTAGTTACTAAGTTACAATTAAACGACAAACTAATTATATCAGGCACAAGTTATAAGATAAATAAGATACAAATGAATATAAATACAGGCAAGGCTACATTAGAATTAATAAACATAGTAGGTCTTGACTTTAACTCTACTGTTGTTTCTTATCAAAATAATTCTGTCTCATTATATTTTAGTTTATCTATTAGAACATTACAAGATTTATCAATAGGAGACACAATGTTTACTGATAGCGAATTAAACTCTACTGCCGCAGCAGGAACATACACTCAATCAGGGTCGTCAAATGATGACACTTATTGCGATAGTGGTTGTTTTATGGTTATGGTTTTAGACTCACAAGGAGTAATTACATCTATAAGTTGTCCGTGTCCATAAAACAAATAATATGATAAGAGAGATAATAGATTTATTAGGAACATCTGATTGGGATGTTAAAGACGAAGATATAAATATAGCTAAAGGTAAATATTTAGCACCTACTAATTGGAAAGAATTTAAAAACGCAATAAAACGAAATAGATAATGGCAACTAATTCAGAAACTACTAAACTAATAAAAATTGTTGTAGAAGGAGGTAAGGCAACTGCTTCAATAGATGATGTAACAGTAAGCACAAAACGGCT